CAAGAAATTGATGCCCGTTCCCTGAGAAAGATTGGGGATGTGATTAGCGAGCTAAAACTTACGCGCTTTGAGCGCTATGTGGTCGGTCGCGTTTATAAACGGGCTAGGCGACTAAGCGACATGAACCGGCTCATGGAAGAGATCATCATGGGTCAGATGCAAGACAACATTGACATAGATATCAATGCTAGGTTGCGGGCGGCAATGAATAACCCTATGACTAACACCGCACTTTGGAACGGACAAGTCCCTGCCCAACAAAACCCGTACCAAAACGCGTATCCACAAAACTTAACGCCCCCTGAGCAGTCTAGGCGCGTAATTGTTCGCCCTAAAGCACGCGCATGATCACGATCGACTTTGAGACTTTTTATAGCCGCGAGTATTCTTTAACCCGTCTGACGACGGAGGAATATGTGCGTGACCCGCAGTTTCAGGTGATCGGTGTAGCGGTCAAGGTTAATTCCGAACCTGCCCAGTGGTTTTCCGGTGACCTGCAAGAAACGGCTGAGTGGCTGGCGCAGTTTGATTGGCGCAATCACTTCGTGCTAGCCCATAACGCGATCTTTGATGCGGCAATTTTGACGTGGGTCTTTGGGCAGAAACCCAAGGCGTGGCTCGATACCCTGTCTATGGCTAGAGCAATGTTTGGCACGACTGTGGGCGGAAGCCTTGCCAAGTTGGTCGAACACTTTGGTATTGGCGCAAAAGGTTTAGAGGTGCATGATGCACGGGGCTTGCGTCGTGAAGACTTTCCTGTTGCCCAACTCGCGCAGTATGGTGAGTACTGCAAGAACGATGTGGAGCTGACCTACAAACTGTACAACGAGATGTCCAGTTTCCCTACGATAGAGAAGCGGTTGATCGACATTACTATTCGTATGTTTAGTGATCCACTATTAGAACTCGATGTGGACAAACTTGAATCGCATTTGGTCGAGGTGAAAGAGCGTAAAGAGAAGCTGTTCGTTGAAGCCAAGATCACGAAGGAAGTCCTCAACAGTAGCGCCAAGTTTGCGGAGTTGTTGGAAGCCAACAATGTGCGCCCACCCATGAAGATCAGTCCGGCTACGGGCAAGGATACCTACGCTTTCGCCAAGAGTGACGCTGAGTTCATGGCACTGCTTGAGCACCCGAATGAGATCGTGCAAGCCCTTGTTGCCGCAAGGGTTGGCGCTAAGTCTACGCTTGAGGAGACACGTACAGAGCGCTTTATCAGTATCGCTCGTCGCGGGCATATCGGCGGAGCTCTTCGTCGTCTACCTATTCCGTTGAAATACTATGCGGCTCACACGGGTCGGTGGGGTGGCTCGGACAAGGTGAACCTGCAGAACCTGCCTAGCCGTGGCACAGAGGGTGGCAAGCTCAAGCGCTGTATCGTTGCACCTCGCGGGCATGTCATCATCGACTGTGACTCGTCGCAGATTGAGGCGCGGGTGTTGGCGTGGCTGGCAGGGCAGACCGATATCTTGGAGAGATTCAGCAAGAAAGAAGATGTGTACAAGTACATGGCGGCACGGATTTTTGATACGTCACTTAACCGAGTCAGTCCTGAGCAACGCTTCATCGGTAAGACCACCGTGCTTGGTGCGGGTTACGGCATGGGCGCGGTTAAGTTTCAGATGCAGTTGTCCACGATGGGTAAAGACGTTGATCTTGATACATGCAAATTTATTGTCAAGCAGTATCGGGCCGCGAACCCCAACATTGCAAAATGGTGGAATCATTTGACGTTAGCCCTTGACTTCATGATGCAGAACAAGGAGCTCGATATTGACACCGTGGGTGTGTTGAAGCTTGAGCCGTTCACAGGTATTAGTTTACCGAATGGGTTGATGCAGAACTACCCCGAGTTAGCCCGCCACAGCAATGGCGATTACACCTATCAGACACGCATGGGGCCGAGCAAGATTTATGGCGGCAAGGTGGCAGAGAACCTTTGCCAAGCCGTCGCTCGATGCATCATCGGTGAGCAGATTATTCAAATTGAGAAGCTGTACCGTGTGGTGCTGACTGTGCACGATGCGATTGCTTGCGTTGTACCCGAGGGCGAGGCACACATTGCGCAGGCGTATATCGAGAAATGTATGAGGACTCCCCCTGCATGGGCGCAGGGATTGCCTCTGGACTGCGAGTCAGGCATGGCTCGAAATTATGGAGATTGCTAATGAAATATAGAAAAAAACCTGTGGTCATCGAAGCCACGCAGTGGTTCAAGGATGGCGACCACCCCGCAGTGGTTTCCGGCAAGTTAAGTGGGATGCCTGTCTTTTGGGTTGACACCCTTGAGGGTGCTCACTACGTGACTCCCGGCGACTTCATCATCACCGGCGTCAAAGGCGAACACTATCCATGCAAGCCCGATATTTTTGAGATGACTTACGAGGTAGCTGAATGACAAACATTACATGGTCGTACAGTAGTTTATCGCTGTACCAACAGTGTCCTAAGAAGTACTACCACCTCAAGGTAGCCAAGGATATCAAAGAGCCATTGGGCGAGGCGATTGTGTTTGGCAACACCATTCATAAGATCGCTGAAGAATACGTTAGTAAGGGTGTACCTATTCCAGAGAAATACAAAGAGATCGAGCCAGCGCTTGAGTCCATCCGCAACATGGAAGGCGAGAAGCTGTGCGAGAACAAACTCGGTTTGACGGCTGACCTTGAACCCTGTGGCTTCTTTGATAAGAAAGTATGGTGGCGTGGCATCGCTGACATCATTATCTTGCAAGGCGATCGTGCCCTGACCATCGACTACAAGACGGGCAAGAAGAGTCAGTACGCTGACCTCAAACAATTAGAAGTGCTGTCGCTTGCGATCTTCAAGCACTTTCCACAAGTTAAGAAAGTCAAAGCGGGCTTGTTGTTCCTGTTCGCTGATGACTTTGTAAAGGCTGACTATTCGCAGGATAACCAAGAAGAAGCTTGGACTCCGTGGATATCAGAGGTTGGGCAGTTGCAGTCCTCTATCGAGAACGATGTATGGAACGCGAAACCTAACTTTACTTGCCGTGGCTGGTGTCCAGTCACATCATGTGTTCACAACCAAGGAAGCAAAAATGGCTAAAAAGCTAAGCAAAACCGCGCAGGTCACTGCGTATATTAAATCTAACCCGACCGCCGCTACTGGCTATCTTGCTGAGAAATTTGGGGTGAAGAGCGCCTACATATCATCTCTTAAGTGGAAGTTAAAGAAGGAAGGCGTTGCGATTCCAAAAACGGTCAGGAAATCTGCGTGGGCAACAAAAGTGTACACCACCAATAAAGCTATCATGGAGCATATTGCACCGCACATCCCCGTGTACGAAGATTCAGTTGAGCATGTAACGCCCAAGCGTTTGGCTGAGATTACGTTTGAGTTGGCAAAGGGTCGTCCGGCTATCATGGAGATCGAGCCACCCGCAGACCCAGTGAACCACCCCGCTCATTACAAAGCGGGCGGTATTGAGACGATCGACTTTATTGAAGCCAAGAAGCTAGGCTATAACTTGGGCAACGTCGTGAAGTACATCACCCGTGCAGACCTCAAGGGCAACCGCAAACAAGACTTAGAGAAAGCCTTGTGGTATCTCAAGCGTGAGATTGGCGCTCAATGAAATCAAAAGCCGTACTGGAGTTTGACTACCCCGACGATGAAGACGCACTGCTGTTTGCATTGAAGGGTCAGGCTATGTACAAGGCGCTGGCAAGTATCAAGATGGTCATGTCAGCGCCCGCTTCAAAAGCCGAGATGGTCAGCCAAGTCAAAACAATCCTTAACGAAATCTTTGCGGAGTTAGGCGAATGAAACACGAATCAGCATTTCCAATATCGGGATCACAGTATCAACATACAGAAGGCATGACATTGCGTGACTACTTTGCGGCTAAGGCTATGCAAGCAATTGTTAGCCGTGGCATTGTCAATGAAGTGCCATTAGAAATTTATGCAACCAACGCATACAAGATGTCAGACGCAATGCTGAAGGCGAGGGAAGCATGACATGGCCCTTCCCGCCATTCCCCAACCCCAAGGACAAGAACGACAAGCGAGAGCCGAAGTTCAACCCTGACAACTACGAGGATGCACCGAGATGACACAAGATGAAATCATTAAGATGTTGCGGAATTCTGGAGCCATTGTTACCCCGATTGGTTTTGTTACTGAGCCGCCAACTTTGACTGTGGTAGATGTAATGGAACGCTTTGCCAAGCTAGTAGCACAGCGTGAGCGTGAGGCGTGGGTTAAGGTGTGTGACGAAATGTATTACGCATTTCAAGTTAAGCGGAAAATTGAAAACAAACTCGATGAGGAGAAGGTATGACACAAGATGACGATGACATTCAAGACTACGTTCGCCCTTGGGTGGGTCTGACGGATGAGGAGATAACGGAGTTGCACCACGAAATTAAAGTGCGATTGATGGGCACATACAAAACTGAAGACATCTACCGAGCCATTGAGAAAGCCTTAAAGGAAAAGAATCATGGGTAAACCAATAGCATGGTACGACCCAAGCAACGGCATGGTAAGTACAGACCAAGACTGCCCTTTGTTCACACCGCTTGGTCAGGTGTGGGGTTTGTATGCAAAGGAAGAAGCGAAGGATGAGCCTGTGGCGTGGAGAGCATGGGTTTCAAAGTTCCCACAAGGGACAGGTAGCGATTGGGTGTATGTGACTAAACCAATCATGAAAGACAGTGTTCACAACCAACCACTCTACACCACCCCGCCACAGCGCACATGGGTAGGGCTGACTGATGAAGATGAAATTGATTGGGAGGAAGGTGGAAACCTGAAAGATTTAGTCAAAGCCATCGAAGCCAAATTAAGGAGCAAAAACACATGACACCCGCAGAACTGCTACACACAAATGCCGCAAGGTACGCGACCAACCGAAAGAATGCTTACATTGAGGCCATGAAACGAGGCGACGTCGATCACATGAGTGAACAAGCCTTGAACGGAAAATGGCTTGCTCACTACGAAGGCTATCGTGAAGGTTATTGGGTTGCAACAGGCGACAACAAGTTTACGACTGACCCACTCAAGGAGAAGAACACATGACCGCATTTAAAGAACTTTTGATTGGTGGTTACGTCTTGCGCTTTTGGCCTTCTGATAACGGTTGGATGTGCGGTATTACGCCACAAATGATGGATGCTTTACAACAACAGCGCACATGGGTAGGGCTGACTAAAGAAGAACGCCACAAGATCAGCATGGATAACAGGCCATACTGCGCAGACATTATGGCGGCACATGAGGAAGAACTTAAACGGAGAAACACATGATACACACAGACGAAGACGATGAGTTTGAGCGCATTGCACACGAAGCTGAGATGAAGAAGGGGCAGCCCTACCACTACGACGTTTTTGTGTCGCCATCCCAACGCAACACAGTCTTGGAAGAAGTGGCTAAGGAGTTTGACGCAATGAAACCATTTGGTGATACCGCCGCAAGCTTTGCGGCATTTGTAAGAGGTATGAAGAAATGACACAAGATGAAATGCAACGAATATGGGAAGCACTACGCTTAATTTATGGCAGTGACTTGCAAGCCGCAACAGTAACTGTTCTTATAAAAGACAGCGACACTGCTATGCGTTTTGTGACAACTACCATTCCACAGAAGGAACAAGTATGACAGCACTTAATCCATGGCAAGAGTTAGCGCAAGTTGATCGCCCAAGCATCTTTATGAAAGACCCGTACTTCCGTGCACGTAACCCAAGCAATCAAATCAAAAGCAAGGAGGATCTAGGATACAAACAATTCGGCACATTCACACGAGCAAAGGAGAGACAACCAAACAAGCATGAAGGAACATTGGAGAATGCCAAGACCAAAACCCCCCGCCCCCCTAAAGGCACGATACGTACGTTTGTCCGATAGAGAGTGGCTGATATTTAAACAACTAGGTGGCGCTGAATGGCTAAGAGAAACACTAGACAAAAAAGCCCCAATTCCAAAAAAATATTATGATGCGTTTTTAGACCCTTTAACTGGAGAAACAAATGCCCTATGTAAACAAACCCCGCCCGTACAAGAAAGAATACGAACAACAGAAAGAGCGCGGCGAACACCCCAAGCGAATGGAACGACAGAAGGCTAGGCGGGCGATGGATGCCAATGGTGTCGATCGTACTGGTAAAGACATAGACCATGTCGTACCGTTATCCAAGGGCGGGACTAACGCACCAAGTAATTTGAAACTCAAGTCACCCAGTGCCAATCGTTCGTTCAGTAGAAACTCAGACCACACGGTCAAAACAAATAAACCAAAAAGATGATCAAAGACACATACAAATGGCCAAGGCCCATGGGCTTTACACCATTTGACCACCAGCGTGAGACAGCTAACTTTTTAACTGACAACTCTCGCGCATTCTGTTTCAACGAACAGGGTACAGGTAAGACCGCGTCCGTTATCTGGGCGGCAGACTACTTGATGACAGCGGGCTTGATTAAGCGTGTCCTCGTTGTGTGCCCCTTGTCTATCATGCAGTCAGCTTGGCAGAATGACTTGTTCAAGTTTGCCGTACACCGCACAGTAGACGTTGCATACGGCACTGCAGAGAGACGTAAGAAGATTGCAAACAGCAAGGCCGAGTTCGTGATCATCAACTATGACGGCATCCCCGCTATTGCTGAGTCAGCGATCGGTGGCAAGATGTTTGATCTGATTGTGATTGACGAAGCGAACGCCTATAAGAACGTACAGACAAAGCGCTGGAAGCTCATGCGTAAACTAGTCAAGCCCGACACATGGCTGTGGATGCTCACCGGTACACCAGCCGCGCAGTCCCCCGTCGATGCTTACGGGCTAGGTAAGTTGTGCGTACCCCAGCGGGCACCGCGATTCTTTGGCGACTACCGCGATTCAGTCATGCAAACCTTGGGTCCGTTTCGCTGGGTCCCACGTCCGAACGCTGAGCAGATCGTGTTTGACATGCTCCAGCCAGCCATTCGGTTTGAGAAGTCCCAGTGTCTTGATCTGCCTGACGTGACGTTTGTCAATCGTGAAGCCCCGCTTACGGCACAACAGCGCAAGTACTACAAGGAGCTTAAAGATCAGATGCTCATGGAGGCAGCGGGCGAAGAGATCAGTTCGATCAATGCTGCGGCTAAGATGAACAAGCTGCTTCAAATCTCTTGTGGTTCTGTGTATACAGACAGTGGCGCAGTGGTTGATTTTGATGTCAGCAACCGCCTTGCTATCGTTGAAGAGGTCATCAATGAATCAAGCCACAAGGTGCTGGTGTTTGTTCCGTTCCGCCACACAATTACTTTGCTTAAAGACTACTTGACAAAAGCTGGAATTAAGTGTGAGGTGATCAATGGTGAAGTGCAAGTGCGTAGCCGCACCGCAATCTTTAAGCGGTTCCAAGAAGGCGCTGACTTGAAGGTGCTTATCATCCAACCACAAGCCGCGGCACACGGGGTTACCCTAACTGCGGCAGATACAATCATCTGGTACGCTCCAGTTACATCTACTGAAACATACTTGCAAGCCAATGCACGTATTGACAGGCCCGGTCAACGTAACCCGATGACCGTGGTGCACATTGAGGGAAGTCCTATCGAGCGTAGGCTCTACTCCATGTTGCAAAACAACATCACTAACCACGAAAAAGTTATTGATTTGTACAAAAAAGAGTTGGCTGAGACTTGACAAAGTCCAGATAGCTCGTATAATAAATTCACCAACCAAGGAACAATATGGCCGATAACTCCATGGACGATCTGTCCGCTAAATACATTGAACTGCGCACCGAGCGCGAACATTTAAAACACAACTACGAAGCAGAAGACGCTAAGTTCCAAGAGAAGATGGACGAGCTCGAGAGCAAGATGCTCGAGATCATGAACAGCGCAGATGCAAGTAGCATTTCAACATCTAACGCCGTGGTTATGCGCAAGGTAACCAGCCGTTACAACCCAACAAACTGGGACGCTGTCTACGAGATGATCGCTAGACATAAAGCATTTGGTGTATTGCACAAGCGCGTACATGACACCAACATGCGACAGTTCCTCGAAGAACATCCTGACGAGTATCCAGCTGGTCTGAATGTAGATAGAAGCTACCAAGTGGTAGTACGCCGTAAGTCAACAATCTAAGGAAACATCATGAGCAACCTCACAACTCTTAAAGACCTCCCCGCCCACTTGCAAAACGTCAAGCTGGATGACTTCACTAAAGCCTTCTCTGCTTCCGGTGGTAGCACCAAGCGCATCACACTGCGCGGGCGTGTCTTTCGTCTGGTTGATGGCGGCAAAGAAATCGCTAAGAACACCGACGCCTTCATGGATGTCGTGGTCGTTAACGGTAGCCGCACTGTGCAGAAAACTTGGTATGCAGGTGAGTACAACCCTGACGAGACAAGCGTGCCTGACTGCTGGTCTAGCGATGGCGAGCGCCCCGATGCTGATGTAGCTGACCCACAGTCTGCACGCTGCAAAGAGTGCCCACAAGCAATCAAGGGTTCAGCCGGAGCGGGCCGTGCCGCATGCCGTTACTCTATGCGCCTTGCTGTTGTGCTTCGCAACAATGTCGGCGGTGACATTTATCAACTCATCCTGCCACAGAAATCTTTGTTCGGTCAGGGCGATGTCGACCACATGCCGTTCTTGCAGTACGCTAAGTATGTTGCACAGTCAGGCTACAACCTGAACATGCTGGCTACCCGCCTGACATTTGACACCGACAGTGACTTCCCCAAGTTGGTGTTTAGCAATGCTGAGTTTTTGGACAGCGACTCATACCAAGAAGCCGTCGAGCAAGGCGAGTCACCCATCGCTGTGAATGCAGGTCGCTTGAACTTCACTAAGAAGGCAGAGCCACAACTGCCACGTATGGTTGCACCAGCAGGTTCTGCCGCCGCTAAGTTGGCCGCACCTAGTGCAGAGATGGCTCCTCCCGTCAAACGTGCTGAGAAACCCAAGGAAGCCGCACCTAAACCCAAAGCGGGCTTGGCTAACATGATGGACGAGTGGGGAGATGAAAAGTGATCGGCTATTCACAGCAGATTGTTCGCGCTAATCGGGATGCCGATGGCCGGAATACTGGCGTGAAGTTAGGGCGGTTCTGTATCGCCCGTGAAATACCTGTAACCGATGTAATGGACTTCTTTGGCGTATCTAAACAATGCGTCTACAACTGGTTCATTGGGAGACACGAGCCGAACAAGCTCTTCTCCGAAGCGATTACTGAGTATTTAAAACGCGCTAAGTAAGGTTTAGGGGGCGACTAGCTCGACGGAGCGAACGGGGATTCCGTCAACCCCTTGTCGCCCCCTCTCTTTTGACGTGTGAATGGATTCAAAATGGCGGATATTGAACTACTACGGAGCGTAGTGCCCAGCGTCGAAGGCTGGTACTGTGCTTTGAGTATTGATAAGCAAGATCGTATTAAGCAGACGTTTCATAAAACACTCGAAGAAGTGCAAGCTCAATCAGAGCTGAGCGTTGATCACGAACGTAATGCGTTCTTTGCGCTAGGTAAATTTAAAACAAGCGATAACCGCACAGCCGCAAACGTTGGTTGGATGCAAGCCTTCTTCCTTGATATTGACTGCGGGCCTTCTAAGGCTGTACCCGATAAGCACGGGCGCATCAAGGGTTATATTGACCAGACCACCGGATTGCAGGCGGTCAAAGATTTATGCAAGATTCTTAAACTGCCACGCCCAACCGTTGTTGATTCAGGTCGTGGCTGGCATGTGTACTGGCCACTTACTGAGCCGGTCGACGTGGATAAGTGGTTGCCTGTGGCGCACACGTTCAAGGCGCGTTGCGTTGAAGCAAACATCATCATTGACCCCGATGTACCTGCAGATGCCGCTCGCGTGTTGCGGGTTCCTAGCACCAAGAATTTTAAGGATGACCCCGCGATAGACGTCGTGCTTATGAACGTAACTAAGCCGATGACGTTCGAAGACTTTGCTGCTTTGATGGGTCCCCTTGTTCCAATGAAGCCGGTGCATGTACCGAAGCAATTGGATGACTTCACGAAGGCCATGCTTGGCAATCGGCAGTCACGCTTTAAGACAATCATTGATCTGACAATGCGCGGTGAAGGTTGCGCCCAGATTGAGTACATTGCGGAGAATCAGGAAGCTATCGAGGAACCTCTATGGCGGGCGGGGCTTTCTATTGCCAAGCACTGTGTTGATGGTGACAAAGCCATCCACATGATCTCTAAGCAACACCCAAGCTATAACTCTGCGGCTACCGAGAAGAAGGCGCAAGGCATCAAGGGTCCGTATACCTGCGAGACATTCAATGATTTCCGGCCCGGTGTTTGCACGAGCTGCCCGCACTGGGGCAAGTTTAAATCCCCAATCACGCTGGGTCATGAGATTGCGAGAGCTGAACCTGATGAGCCCATTGCGATAGTTGGCGCTGACGGTATCACCGAAGAGTTTGTAGTCCCGTCTATTCCTTCAGCATATTTCAGGGGCCGTAATGGTGGCATATACCGTACCGCCAAGAAAGGTGAGTCTGACGAAGATACGGAAGACGGTGACGATACCAAGGTCATCTGCGTGTATGAGTACGACCTGTTCGTTATAAAGCGTATGTTTGACCCCGGAGCGGGCGAGACAATCCTGATGCGCTTATCACTGCCCCGTGATGGCTCAAAAGAATTCACGATATCCACGGAAGATTTGCTTAGCAAAGATGAGTTCCGTAAGAAGGTATCTTTCCATGGTGTGTTGGCTAAGCCGGGCCAGATGGCCAACATCCTAAACTACGTTATTGATTGCGCCCGAGAAATGCAGGTATCACAAGAGGTGGAAACAATGAGACTACAGTTCGGTTGGACAGAAGACAACTCCAGATTTATTCTAGGTTCACGAGAGATCGGCCCTAGCTACGTGCGCTACAGCCCCCCATCGCGGGCTACGTCTAAGGTAGCTCCTTACTTGCACCCAGTGGGTGACTTGGAGGAGTGGAAGCGCATCATCAACGTGTACGACATGCCCGGCTTTGAGCCGCATGCGTTTGCCGTGGCGTCTGCCTTTGGTGCGCCTCTACTCAAGTTCATGGGCGTTAACGGCAGTGTGATCAACCTGCTGAACAACCGCTCCGGCACAGGCAAGTCCACCATCCTGCAAGTGATGAACAGCGTCTGGGGCCACCCCAACCACCTGATGCTCCAGTGGAAAGATACGTTGGCAGTCAAACTGCACCGCATGGCCGTGATGAACAACCTGCCTCTGGGTGTTGATGAGGTGACTAAGATGTCGGGTGACGACTTCTCTGATCTAGCGTACAGCGTAACCCAAGGTGCACCACGTCGTCGTATGAAGGCATCTTCCGACGAAGAGCGCGAGTCCCAAGGGTTCTGGGCCACCATCATGGTTACTACATCTAACTCCAGTATGACTGACAAACTGCAAGCGCTGAAGTCTTCCTCTGAAGGCGAGCTGATGCGCTTGATGCAGTACAAGATTGAACCAACCGGCAACCTTGATAAGTCCGAAGCTAAGCACATCTTTGGTGGTTTGCAAAACAACTACGGTTTGGCTGGCGGTATCTACGGCCAGTACATCGTGCAGAATCTTGAAGAAGTCATCGACAGCTGCTTGCAGACGCAGTCTATGTTTGATACAGCCGCTAAGATTGATACACCCCAGCGGTTCTGGTCGGCTACAGCTGCCGCTAACCTGACTGGTGCGGCCATCGCTAAGAATCTTGGGCTATGGGACCTCAATACAAAACGTGTATTCGACTGGGCCGTGCATGAGATCAGCCATATGCAGGAAGACTCTAAGGTTGATATCGACGATTACTCCGCGATTGTTGGCGAGTTTTTGCTCAAGCACAACCTAAACACCCTGATCATTAACCGCCACAGCACATCAAAGTCCGGTATCGCTGCTACTCCGATCGTTCAGCCACGCGGTGCGATCATTGTGCGTTATGAACCAGACACTAAGATCATTCAGATTCTGCGGTCAGCCCTCAAAACTTTCTGTGTTGATCGCCAGATTACGTTCTCGGACCTGCTTGATAACTTACACAAAGAGGGTTCATTCATGAGTTCATCACGGGCCCGTATTGATGTTGGCACAGACATGCACGCCCCACCTGTAGAGGTGCTAGTGTTTGACGCAGACAAGCTGGGCGTTATCCCTATAGCGGACGATGAAAATTGATGGGATCACTTACGAGCTTGACTGGAAGGAATTCCGTGTCGGTAGCTCGTTTTTTATACCCTGCGTGGGTACTGTTGCTGGAAAACAACTAATTGAAACTAAGATGCGCCGCCTTGGGTATGCGGTTATTGTAAAAATAGTTGTAGAAAACGAGATAAAAGGCTTGCGGGTCTGGCGGAAAAAGCATTAAACTTGCGCCAACACCCTTGGTTGGATGTTGCTTTAGATTTGGTTCCTGACTCTCCTTGACCCCCGCTAGGGAAACTTAGCGGGGTTTTTTTCAGTCCAAATAACTTTCACCTGCAAGTAACCCACGCATCCGCTTGTCAACAAACAAGCCGTACTCTGTCTGGGCGGACTTCGTAAAGCGCTCTTTGATTGACTTGTTCAAAGATTCGGCAGGGATTGCAACACTTGGGTTCTTAGCGTTGAACTCAAATATCTTTTCTAATGATTCCTCAAAAGTATCTGAGTCATTAGACATGAACGAGATGCCGTACAGGTTAAGCAAGTCCTGACGCTTTTTAAGCACCTCTTGTTCTTGGCCTTTAACCTGAATGTTGTACCACTGACGCTCTGCCAGATCCGATGAGCGTAGGCCAATGGATTGCATGAGCAAGTAGAACGGCCCCATATCATCCATCAACGGGTCACCACGCAGTGTATTAACGCCTTCGTTAGCATAGCGGGCAGCGACCAACGGGTTCTTAATGAACGCAGGCATGATCATCTCAAGCGCACGATCAGCATGGCCGTCGTTGAGAAGTTTGGAGGCTTGCGCAACGTTGACTGTTAGGCCAACGGTAGGGCCGAGCAGGTCAACCAAGAACGACTGCAGTGCTTGCACTTCATCTTGGTTCTTGCGGCTATCGCGGAACCACATCTCATCAAGCTTGGTACGGCTGGCAAGGTCAATACCGGCGGCGTTACCCACACCTCGTGTCAACAATGTGCCAAGGTTCTTACCAAACGTATCGGTTGCCCAGCGCATAAACTCAAGCTCGAAGTCAAACGGTTCCTCATCCTCATCGCCTAGCCCGTTAAACACAGCGTTGATAACAGCCGCTACAGTTGAGAAGCCCCAGAGACC